CCGCGACCCGGTAGTCCCGTCGGTCGGTCGTGTTGGCGCGCAGCAGATAGAGGATGACCAGGGTGAGCGCGGCGGCGATGCCCCCGGTGGGGACCAGCGTTTCAAGTCCACCCACATGACACCGTTACCTGGGTTTCGTATCCGCTATGACTGTCCGGTCAGCTTCGTCTTGTCGAGTTCCTTGCGCACCGCGGCCTCGATCTGCGCCTGGGTCATAACCACCGTGCCGCCGGTCTCGATGGCGTCAATCTTGGCCTCGAGCTCGGCCAACTTCGCGTGCAGCTGGTTAACCTTCAGCTCGGGGTCGTTGACGTAGGTGCCGCCGCGAAGCACGGGCGAGTTGGCGTAGATCGCGTCCATCCGCCACGCCATGTCGTCGAGTAGCGCTTCCTGTTCGGGTCCAAACATGTCGTCGCCTCCGGTCAGTAGCTCGAGCAGGTAGTCCCACGGGAAGTTCGGCCCGGGGTCGGTGTGGTCGGTGCCGCCGAAGGCTTTGCCCAAGTCGTTGTGCGACGTGATCCCCGGCTGGTACGCCTGCAGTTCGGCGATGGTGCGGCGCTCGAGCGGGATGCCGTACTCGGCCGCGTCGGCGCGGATGATGGGCGCGATCTGGTCGAACATCGCCAGGCCGAACTCGTCCAGCCACTGCTCGCGGGTCTGCGCGGCGAACCCGCTCAACTCCCAGTTGATCCCCCTATAGTTGCCGGGCCGGTTGCCCACGGTCCAGGCGACGTCCTTGAGCAGGACGCACTGCACGACGCTGTCTGAGTCGGCGCAGTAGTGGCTTGAGACGCTGCGCCCGCCCGCGCCGGTGGCGAAGTAGTTGGCCGTGTTCTCCGCCGTCGTCGGCGTCTCGTGGGCCTCCATGTCGTGGATGACAATCCACAGTGGTGGCCCGTCGGCGCGGCCCTTGGTGTAGCCGGACGCCTGGACGAACTGGAGCTCCGGGTGGTCGGGACTAGTCGCCATCCATCTCAGCCTCCCTCCAATGCCAACACGCGCGCCTCGAGGTCGGCGATGCGCTCGGACGCCGACGGGTCGCTGACACCGCGCACCAGCGGCGACAGCCACGCGATCCACAGGTTCAGGCCGCTACTGGCGACCAGGTCGTAGGCGGCCTGGACGCGGAGGTCCATAGTCCCGGTGCCGATCTTGTAGCAGAGGATGTTGACATAACCGTTGCCGCCGGAGCCGCCGAACAGCAGTCCGCCTGCCGCGGCGGTTTCGTCGCCGGTCACCAACGGCACACCGTTGAGCGAGCCGGGGGTGTCGACCCGTATGTATCCGGTGGCCTTGTCGATGCGCACCTGCTCCACGCCGACCGAGGTGTGGCCGGAGTTGTTGTGGATATACAGGCCGGGGTTGGTGATGAAGCTCGGGTCGGTGGTGTCGTGGGTGCCGTCGGTGATGCGGATGCATCCGTACCGGATGGCGGTCTCGTTGTCGGGCTGCCACGCGTCGCGGTATGAGGCGTACTCGTCCATCAGGCGGGGCTGCCGTCGAGCGTCAGCCCGTACTCGGCGTGCCTTTCGGCCCATTCGTCACGGGTCATTTCGTGCGTCTCCGGGAAGTCGCGGATGTCTTCATCCGGCGCCAGGTCGACGATGTAGTGGCGGACGATGACTTTCCCGAAGGCGAACGTCACACCCCACGCCCGCTCGCGGTCGGGGACTTCGCCCAGCCGGGCCGGGTCGGTCTGCACATGCATTCAGGCTCCCTAGATGTCTGTGCCCGTGTCGGTCTGGTCGAGCCCGACGTCCTCAACGACGACGCTGATGTATGCGGTGGAGCTGGCGGTGATGCTGATGTTTCCGGAACCGGTCTGGCGGGAGACGGTGAGCAGGATGGACACCAGTTGGTCGCTCGCCGGCGTGTAGTCCACGTGGATGGAGCCCGTGTTGGGAAACGTCGCGTTGGTCAGGGCCTGCTGGCAGGAGTCAAGCAGTCCTGATGACGTTGTGGGCGTGGATCCGTCGGAGGTGTAGCGGAAGTTCGCAGCCGCTACATCGTTGGCAACGGACGTGTCCAGGAACAGCGGCGTCGTCCAGATCTTGTAGGTGCGCCCCAGGTACATCGGTATGTCGTCGAGGCGCAGCACCCCGACCTCGGTGGTGGTGGTGCTGGAGGAGGTGATCCGGTTGCCGCGGGCGACGACGCCCAACGGCAGTGGGGAGTTCTTGTTGAGCAGGTTGTTGTAGTCGGAGGCCCGCGCCTTCTGGCCGGCGAAGACTGTCATGCCATCCCCTCACAGCGCCCAGATAAGCGGGTCGTTGACTTGCACGTCGGCGAGTTGGGCGTGTGATGCGACCACGCCGTTGACGCTGCGGGTGACGGTCAGGTCGGCTACGCCACGGGGGAAGGTGAGGAACACAACCCGCGAGATCGCGGCCGCGCCGCCGGTGACGGTATGGCTCGCGGCGGGGATCGGGACGGCATCGACCGACACACCTAGCCGTGCCACGTACAGGCTCTGGTCGTTGCCGGTTGTGCTGCTGGCCTCTACCACCTCGGTCATGCCGCCGCCCGCGGCGACGCTGGTGTAGTCGTCCTGTTTCCAGGCGAACTGGAGGACCTGGACGTCACCCTCTTGCACGTAGTGCGGGAACGCGATGTCCTGCGCGCTGCCGTTAAGTTGCTCCTTCGAGTTGAGCACGTCGATCTGGCAACCGCGCGCCCGGATGACGACCGCCGATGTGGTGTCACCAGCAGCGCCGCCGGCGAAGGAAACCACCGGATCGGCCATCGCTGCCGATGTGGCGTACTTGCCGAAGATCCGCATGTTGCCGAACGTGTAAAGCGACGTGTACCCGGCCAGGTCCGACACCGTGCCGGTGCCGCTGCTGCGGATCGCAGCGAACACCAGCATCAGGTCGCCCTCAAGATGCGACGGGTTGGTCGGTGTCACAGATGCGTTGTCGGCGTGGGCCGGGGTGCCGGCCGCGATGGATGGCTGAAGCGCAGCCACCGCGGTAACCGTCACCACCTCGCCGTCGGACAGCAGGTCCACCGGTAGGTCGTCGGTGTCCTCGGTGAAGTCCGGTTGACACCCGATCCGCCACGAGGTGGAGGAGGTGGTTTCGGCAGTCAACAGCGACATGGAGTCCTCCGCATAGACACCCACCCGCCACAGTGAGAACGGTTCGGCGTTCAGTTGCGCGTTCCAGCCGCGGTGACGGATCGTCTCCGCGTAGCCCTCAACCTCGAACTGGACGTCGTCGGGCGGATGCTCGGCCAGATGGTCGGTGCGGTCGAGCCGGTCGCCGAGCGACATGTCCAGCCAGTCGTCGAGGAGCGTCACTCGTTCGCCCCCAGATCGAGCGGGATCACGTCGTAACGCAGCCCGTCGAACGTGCCCTCATGTACCCGCCAGCTGGCCTCTTGGGCGGTGTCGTCGTCGGTCTCGACATTCGCCGTGGCCGAGTCGTTGTACCGGCCACGCTTGGCCTGGTGCTCCTCGTCCATGATGGTGGCCTCGTAACCACCGGGCCGGGCGATCGTCCACTCGTTGCGGATCCGGGCGTCGTTACGGATCGGGGCAAGTACTTCGCCCTGGGTGCCCGATGTCGTCTTGTAGGTCGACAGGTCGACAGTCATGGCCGCGTTCAGGTTCTCCCGCTGACGCGAGGAGCGGTAGTCAAACCCGAACTCGAAGTCTTCGATCAACATGCCGTGGTCGACGTCTTCGCAGTCGCGCAGCACGGCCATCGTGTCGCCGACCGGCTGCGGACCCATCCTCACCGACCCGGTCGCCGTGCCCGAGAACGGGATGCCATCCTCGCTGCACACCCGCGCGAAACGGGTGTGTGCCTCCTCGCCGGAGTGGCCGAGGAACGCGTCGTAGCTGTCGGCGGCGGTCGGCAACGACGTGCCGTTCCACACCGCGATATGGCAGACCTGGTCGAGGTCGGTGCCGAGAATGTTCGTCCGAACGACCTCGGGGGGCGGCGACCACGTGTAGCCGGTGGCCGTGCCCGAGACGATTACGACGCCGTCAACCCTAATCGTGTATGTCGTGTCGGCCCCGCCGTTGGCGGAGGCAATGTCGAGTTGCAGGTGATGCCACTGGTTGTCCTGCACGACGTTCGGGCCGGCCGCGTAGTTGAACCCGGACGCCGGACCGTTCCAAACCGCGCCGATTCTCCATACGCTGGCGATTGTCTGCGAGTAAGCGGCGATGACTTTGGTGCGGGCGACATCCTGCAGTCCGATGAACTCGATCAGGGTGTTCTCGAAACCGTCGGCAAGGAATGAGATCTCAGCCCGGGCCTGCGTCGCGGTTGAGACCACCTCCAGGTTTCCCCGAAGGTAGCCGCCGCTGCTGGTGTCGGTGGCCGATGCCGCGCCGACCGGGCCGGGCGAGATCCCACCCGCCGCAGCGAAGGGCCGCTCCACACCGAAGAAGGACGACTTGGTGACACGCAGATCAGCGCCGCCGTCCAGGGCGGACTGGAACGCGAAAACGCCCCGCCCGTCACCGCTCTCCAGCGGCCAGTAGCCGGTCGGTTGCGGCGTTACGTTCTCGTAGTACCGGCGCATCGCCGACTTCACCACCGCGCCCTGCGTTAGGCGCCGGATGACCCCACCCAAAGTGACCTGCACGGCGGAGATGTTCTGCCCACCGGGGCCGGGGACCATCACCATCTTGATGTCGGCGGCGAACCCGGCGAAGCGCACATAGGGCGGTGACGTCCCGACGTTGTCGACGGACACGTCCATCGGGACGCCCAGATCCCAGTTGGGGTAGTAGACCGAGCTCGCGAGCGTCGGGGTGAGCGCCCCGTCGGTGTTGTCCAGCCAGAAGACGCACCCACCGGCTGATGCCGTCTTCTGTCCCTTGCCCCGGCCGCGGCGGATCTGGATCGGCTGGCGCAGCAGACGACTGGACAGGTCCGTGGCCGCCGGCCACGTGCCGGGGTCGGCGGTCGGATCGGCACCCAGATACGCCCGGACGATGATGTCCAGATCGGTGCCGGGGAAGGCCATCAGCCACCGGGCCCGAAGGCGAAGTCGACATCCCCGCCGAACTGCGACTGCACCACCTCGCGGATGCGGCCCATCACCGCATTGATGACCGGGTCGGAGCTGGTCACGTTGACCGTCTTGGGCGCAGCGGCCGATGCCGCCGCAGGAGAGGATGCCGCGCTAGGGCCGAGCGCCGACATGGTCGCCGACGCCGCCGACTTGGCAGACTGTTCGACGCCCTTGACGTAGCCGGCGATGGTGTCCTCGCCGATGGTCGCGAACACCTTCGACGGGCTGGCGATACCGAGGCCATGCTTGACGCCGTTGATCGCGGAACTGAACCCGCCGGACAGCGTGCCGATCAGGTTGCCGATCATCGACTTGATGCCGTTGATCGCGCCCTGGACGATGTCGCGGCCGAGGTTGAACATCCGGGTGACCAGACCGGCGGCGAAGGCGGCCAGCTGTCCGGGCAGAGAACTGAGCGCCCCGATCACCCTGCCGGGCAAACCCTTGACGAAGTCGACGAACTGGTTGAACCCGGATACGGCGTTGTTCTTGGTGTCGTCCACACCCTTGGTGAACAGCCCCTTGACCATCGTCCACAGTGCGGTGACGGCGGCCACGACGTTGCCGGGTAGTTCGATGAAGAACCGGATGATCCGGCCGATGCCGAACCCGACCGCGAACGCCATGTTGTTCAGCGCCTGCCGCGCCAGGTCACCGAGCATGGCCGGCAGGCTCAGCAGGAACGCACCGATCTGACCAGGCAGCGCGGCGAAGAACGCTCCGATACCGGACAGCGCCGTGCCGACGTTGGTCTTGATGTTGTCGAAGATGGCCGGCCAGTTGGACAGGTCGGTGATGAAGTCGACCAGCGGCTGGATCTTGTCGAGCAGCTTCTGCATCGCGCTCGCCGTCGCCGCCACCGCCGGCGCGATGCCCTCAACGGCCAGGAAGCTGAGCGCCAGGGAGATCAGTTTGATCAGCGGCGCCTGCATCTGCAGGAACAGCACCAGCAACTGGGCTAGCGGCGGGATCAGCGGGATCAACGCGATGAGCAGGTCGCCGATCGGCTTAGCCAGGTCGGCGATCTGCGGGGCGATCGCCTCGATCACGGGCGCGAGTCCCTCGGCCAGGGCGGCGACGAACTTGGCCAGCGGGATGAGCATTGGCACGAGCGCGGTGATGATGCTCGCGAACGCCTTACCCAACGCCTGCAGCGCCGGCTGAAGGATCGGGATGATCTCGGATAGGGCGGCGAGGATCGGGACCAGGATCGGCGTCATCACCTGCGACAGCACGCCGATGATGGGCAGGAACGCCTGCAGCAGCATGCCGAGCTTCGGCGCGAGTTGACCGATTGCCTCACCCAGGACCGGGGTCAGATCCTTCAGCGCGTCTTTGATCGACGGGATCACCGGCTCGAAGGCGTTGGTGAGCGCGATCGAAATAGTGTCCTTGAAAGTGGAGAAGACGCCTTTGAGTGTTTCGGCCTGCTTCGCCATCGCTCCGGCGGCGCCCGGGAACTGGGCCATCCCCTCGAGGATCGCGTTGATACCGGTGCGGGCGTCCACCCCGCCGGCCGTGATCAGCGCCAGCGTGTCCGCAACCGACAGGCCGAGCTTGGCGGCGATGGCCGCGTTGACGTTGAACCCGGGCAGGGCCTCGGCGAGCTGGAGAACCTCCTCCTGGCTGACCTTGCCCTTCGACGCCATCTGGCCGAACGCCCGGATGACTGAGTCGATGTTTTCCTGCGTGCCGCCCAGGACTGAGATCAGGTCGCCGATGGTGGTCAGGGTCGGGATGACCTGCTCGCGGGCGATGCCGACCGACGTCCCGAACGCGAGGATGCGCCGCGACGCGTCGGCCACACCGGCGAACTCGAACGGTGTCTTAGCGGCGAACGCCTGCAGTTCGCCGATGAACTTCTTAGCCTCCTGCGCCGAGCCGAGCAGGGCCTCAATGCCGATGGTGGTTTGCTCCAGCGCTGCGGCGGCCTTCAGTCCGAACAGGGTCATTGCGCCCAGGCCGGCTACCGCCGCCGCGGTGCCGACCACCAGACCGGTCTTGAGCAACTGACCGATGCGCCCGATGGCCGGCGACAACGCCGAGTGCATCCTTGACCCGAACGTTTGCCCGGCCCGGTGGCCGGCCTCGCCGACCACCGGGTCGATGGTGCGCAACTCGCCGCGGAGCTCACTTTTGAGCTTGGACGAGAAGCCCTTCAGCGACGGCACGATGGAGACGAACGCCGCCCCGACTTCAGCCGCCACCGCTCACCTCGCCCCTGCGGTATCGGCCCAGCAGCGCCTTGACTGCCGCCGGGTCCTGGTCTGTGTGGCCGGTTCGGTTCTGCCGCGTCTGGCCGCGTCTGGCCAGCGGCGAGATGGGCTTAGGTCGGTTGGTGCCCTTCTGGCCCGACCTTGACCGCTGCCAGTTCGCCACCGCCAACCGGTCGGCGACGATCGCCAGCAGATGCTGATCCAGCGTCCAGTCATCCCCGGCCAGGCGGCGCTGCAGTACCGTGCCCGGTGTTTGGGCGAGGGCGTTGATGAGCACCCGTAGCCGCCGCCACGACAGCCGGGGTGTGCCCAGGTCCCGCAGATCTATCTGGCGGAACGCGAGGTCCGCTTCGACGGCCTCGCCGTGTTCCCGGAGGAACGCCGCGAGGCCCGCGATTCCCCCGGCTCCAAGCCTTGGAAGCGTTGCCACACCTCGATCAGGTCACGCATCCGGCCGGTTGAGATCGGCTCGGCCATGAAGCGCTCGAACTGGTCGTCGCCCATGATGAGCCGCATCGACTCGTCCACAGTGGCGTTTTCCAGGTCGAGTTGGTCCCGGAACTGCATGGCGTTCATCAGCGGCATTTCCCACACCTCGTCGCGCCATTTGAACTTGAACGGCGGCGCGTTTTCGGCGTCGACCACGAGCGCGTCGAGGTCGTAGTCGTACTCGTCAGACATGCGCGGATCCTTCGTTGTGTGCGCGGATGGTCAGGCCCGCCAGCCCACGTCCGCGCGGCGCAGGCTGGCGGGGGTCAGGATCAGGAATAGCCCCATGCGGCGTCGTCGCTGTACTCGGTGAACGCGACACCGTCCTCGTCGGCGTAGGCCGTGATGGTGATGTCGAAGCCGATCGGCTCGCCGCTGGCGAAGACCATGTCTCCGCGCTCGGTCACCTCACCGTTGGGGATGTAGTACCGGTAGTGCTTGGACCCGTCGATGACGTCGATGACGAACGCCCGCGGGTCGGGCACCGCCGCGCCGACCTCGACCTTCCACTCGCCGGCCGACACGACCGCGATCGTCGAGCCCTTGTAGTAGAGCTCCACCACTTCGCCCTTGGTCTCGATCAGCGTGAGCTGGAAGGTCCAGAACGACTCGGTGAAGACGGTGCGGACGACCGCCGCGTTCTGCCAGGCGATGATCTGCTCGGCGGTGTCATTCGGTGCCTTGGTGACACCGTCCTCCGAGACGTAGCCGAGCCCGACGAACGCGCTGTCGAGTGCCGACGTGGACGTGGTGGGGCCGGTGGAACCGACAGGCGCAACCGACACTTCACCGGTGATGCCCACCCGCACGTTACTGGCGAGCGTGGTCATGCGTTACCTCCGTGCGTTGTTTTGTTGGGTGGACACCGGTCAGAGCCGGACTCACTAGTGGGCGATGGCCTCGTCGGCGCGCACGTCGAACTGGTATGTCGCCCAGCTGCGGTAGGCGCCTGCTGTCAGGTCGTCGAGCGGGCGGGGGGCGAGGAACTCATCGACCCGGTAGCACATGATGCCGAGGGTGGATGTGCCCGCGAGCGCGTGGATGGTGGCCCGTACCTGCTGGGCGAGTTGCTGCGCCTCAACCTCGCCGGTGCTCCAGGTGAACACGTCGAGGCGTTCCCGCACCCGCACCGGGCGCAGGTCGGTCCCGCCGACGTGACGGATCTGGATGAACGTGGCCGGCCGCGGGTCGGGTACCCGGGTCACCACCGGGGTCGGCGTGTGGACGGCGGCGAGGTGGTCTCGAACGAGGTTGATCAGATCCGGGAAGGCCATCGTCATCCCTTCGCGGCGCTGATGGCCGAGCCGAGGACCCGCCGGTCGGCTTCGATCGCCAACGCGGCCGGGTGGCGGGCGATGACGGCGACCCTGGCACGGTCGGAGTCGGAGTCGTTGACGACATCGACATCGACGCGCCCGGTGTGGGGTGGGGTGGCGTCGTAGCCGCTCTGCGCGACCGCCGCGACGCTTCGGGCGCGGCCCTCCAGCATGTGGTCGATCTCGCGGGACCTGGCCAGCTCGCGCATGCCCCGAAGATTGGCGTCGTAGCGGATGAGACGTGCCATCAGCCGTCCACCACCTAACCCGAAACGACCCGGAGAGCTACTTCGGCGTGGTGGAAGTCGGACGCGCCGTAGGTGGGTGCCGGCGGGCCTTCGACCTCGAAGGTGATGCCGTCAAAGACGATCCGGTCGTAGCCGCTGATGCCGGCCTGATTGGTGAACAACGTCCAGCGGCGCTCGAGCGGATCCCGACCATCGGCCAGCGGCTCAGCGGCGGTGTCCTGCTGCATGCGGCCCGTGATGCTAGTCGACGTGGCCGGGCCGACCGTGTAGTTGCGGGTCTGGTTGCCGTAGGTGTCGGTGGACACCGCTGGCTGAATCCAGGCCACGGTGTGGATCAACAGCGACGAGGGGATGGCGCCGGTCACAGCCGCACCTGCGCGGAGCCGGCCTTCTGGCGGTAGTGGGACAGTGCGTCCTTGTCCGCCTCGGTCAACCGCACCGACACACCCGGCGACCCGCCGCCGCCCTGCTGGAAGCTGTAAGAGTACTGGCCGATCCGTTCGGTGTTGAACCCCTCAACCTGCGACGGGGACAGCAGCGGCCGCAGCACCATGTCGCAGCACACGCCAATCACGTCGTCCGGGATCGGGGCGCCGCCGTGGTCGTAGACGGTCCGGAACCCTTCCGGGCCGGATGTCCACGGCCACCACGGGTCGCCGATCCAGCCGAACAGCCCGCAGGTGGTGATGTCGATACGGTCCAGTCCGTCCCACGTCCACCCCGACAGCGGATCCCCCACCGTCCCGTCGCGGAGGATGCCGCGCACCTCCGTGACCGCGGTCACCGGCGTTTGCGGCAGCACCAGGAACGCGCCAACCGGGCGGAGGATGACTACGTCGTCGAGAACCTGGTCGAAGACCTGGCCGGTGTAGCGGCGGATCAACGCCGACGCCCGGGGCAGATAGGCGACAGCCCGGGTCGCCTCGGTGGTGGTCAGCGCCCGGCCGAGGCTGGCCTCGAGGTCGGAAACCTGCGCGAGCGGCTGCAGCCGCGGCGGGTCAGGTAGCACGTCGAAGTAGCCGTGCTCGACGCTGTCCGGGTTGGTGGTCACCCACGCGTACAGCCACCGGCCGGCGGCGGTCACCGGCACGTTGGCCTGATACACGCCGACCGACGGGTTGGCCACCGACG